TTCTTCACGCATTCGTGACAAACCTTGAGTACTTACTTGTACTGGATTGAAACCTTTACGTTGTGTAGAGGATTTAAATTGAAGTCTTGCCATAGTTTATCTTCAGAATATACCTGGATTGTAGGATTGTAGTCCACCTGAGTAATTTCCGAATGAACCAAAACCACTCCCGCCGCCGAAGCCGCCGCTGCCACTGCCACCGCCACCAGTAAAGTCTACACCAGCAAGACCAGCAGCTGCTGAACCAAAACCTTGTACTAATGGAGCCATTGTACTTTGTTGTGCTGGTGAAGGAATATAAGCAGCTGTTGCTTTCATGCGAGGTACAAACATACGTTCAGGTGGTAGTTCTGGTCTCGGACTATAAGATAAAGGTTCGGGAAATAACATGGAATTAGCTTCAACATTAATATCAGCATATTTTTTCTGAAGTTCAATCTGTTTAATATTACGAGTAGATTGATCCAAGAAACTTTTCATGTTTGCTGTTGACACTTTTTTATTAAAATCTGCTTCTTCTTCTGCATTAGTAACAACATTAGCTATCTTTTCTAAATTAATACCAACACCAAGTTGCTGTAGATTTGCGTCAGCATTTAGCTCTAGCATTTTAATTTGAGCTTGTGTTACCTCACCAGTCATCTGTCGTTCTAAGGCCATCAGACCGCGCTGTAAGGCTGCTGAATTAGATTGCTGACGCTTTGCACTAGATACACCAGCTTGCCCTAAGGAAGCCTTGCCTTGTGCTACTAAGCCTTCAATTAATGCAGACTCCTTATCCATAGCAGTCTTACCTCGTGCTTGTTGGATTGTATTTTGAAGAGATGTAAAACCAAGATCTTTGTTTGCACTAATTTGTAAAGATTTTAAACCTTGTTCTTTTGTACTTAAAGCAGCTTCTTGGTAAACATTTTTTAAAACACTTAGTGAAGTTTCATTCTGAAATTGTTGTGCAAGAAATGCATCATCAATTGCAGCCCTTTCACTATCAATAGCTTGAGTAGCACTTAAAGAATTTAAACCATAATTCTCTGCTGCAATTGCTTCACTTTTTTCGTATAACTTTAAACTTTGTAAATAGTTATAATCTTGAATTTCAGCGCCACGTTCCCAAGATTTTATATTATTGTTATAAGCAAAATTTCGCTCATTAAAATAATTAAACTTATCAGCTTTATCAAGTTTTTTATTATGTTTGTTAGTAAGTTTAGCCGTTTCTTCGGCTGCTTTTTTTTGTTCCTTAGCGTTCTTCTTAGCGTTGGCATTGTCTTTTGATGCTTGGCTAGAACCCATGATGCCGCCTGCAATAGCTGTTACTGCACCAATGGCTGCGCCGACCCAGGTCAGCTCTAGTCCAGACTCAGCTAGTTGCTCACCTAGAAGATCATAATTCTTATTAATCATTAAGCCCTCTTATAGAAACGTGGGGAATAGTTGCCTTCCCACATCATTGATACCAACGATACAGGGAATGGAAAATTGCTTGTCACTTTTAACTCAAAATTAGTATTACGTTGATGTACAGGAATAGTGAAGACACGTTCAGATACTACAGGATTTGTATCGCCAGCATAATAATCAGCTTCTGCTGTATGTTGTACGTCTTTCCATTCATTAGAACCTGTTGCTTTTATTTTAAATGTAATAGCACCAGTCCTACCAACAGAAAATTTAACTCTAGAAATAGTTAAAGTAGCAGTATAATCAGTAGTGTTTGGATCACGTCTAAAGTAAAATTTAGGTAGTATCACTTCTAGGTCATAGTTATAACCTACGACAATACCATCTGCATAACCAGAGAAGTCACCTTTTACTTCAAAGTAACGGTAACCTGTGCCAATCTCTGTACGTTCAGTAGCAGTAGCATAGTAACCTTGATCAGAGTCTATTACTGCTGGAGTGCCTACATCTGCTGTAGGAACAGTAAGAAGCATAGCAGCTTCTTTATCTGCAATAGGTGTATAAGGTACGTAGACCTTAGTGATGTCGTTTGTCACATCATAGACAACAGCATCAACACTCACATCGGGCTTTACGGGCCTCGTAGCGAAGTCTAAAGGTGCGTTACCTATGATTCCATTTGATGTTGTAACAACGTTGCCTGAGGGGATCTCATCGAGCACTACAGTACCGATAGTATATTCATCCTCATGCTGTCCTACAATCAATATAGTATCATTAATAATTTTAGCTGCTTGTACAGTAGTAGGTAGTTCCCATTTAGTCCAAGCTTGAAATAAATCTTCCTTACCATTATTATAATAACGATAAAGGTATAGGTAAGATGTATCTCTATCGACCAACATAACTACAGAGTTAGGTGGGCTTGTAGATAAACCATCTACAGTATCTGGAATCCATTCCAACACTGCTTTACTAATATCTACAACAATAGGACTTTGTTCTACATCACGTAGAGCCATAGTAAAGAGTTTACTGTAACCTGGTACTCTACTAATAAAAGCTGATGTAGTACCAATGTCTGCTGGTGCAATATCAGTAGCCATCTCATAGTTAGATAGCGCACGAATCACAGCGGAAGTAGGAGTCAAAATACTAGCATCAGTCGCATATAGTTGAAACTGCTGTCTTTCACTAAATAAAATAAGACCTTGTGGAGAAGGTAATACTTCAGACAATGTAACAGGTCTTACGCTAGACACATTAAGATCAATTGGATCAGAATCAATCTGTGTTAGTGCTGACTTAACAAAAAAATTATAAGAGTCATTAGCAACACCAAGGATTACATTGTCTCCAGACAACACACCAAAACGGTTGCTGTAAAAAAAAGTGGAGCTAATCTTTGAACCAATAAAAGATGGTACAGGGCTAGTTAAATCATTACCAGTCAACCTACCCTTATAAGAAATAGGTCCGAATGTAAATGCAGTAGCACCAGTGTTAGCCAACTCATGTGGCATGGTTGTATTATTTACACCAGGTGATGCATCACGTGCTACTGTTTCTTTCCAATAACCACGACCTCTATTTAAGGTAGTATCATAAGCAACAAACTTAACATGGTAATCATCTTCAGCACTATCACTGTTTAAGACTCTTACGTTATGATCAGTAAAAGATTCAAGTGATAGTTTAGATACATCAGTCACATCATCTTCAAACACTTCAAGTGCAGTGTTATTAAGACCACCTCTAGCATCGATTTCAAACTGTAAAGGAGTACCAGTAACTGCACTATAATCAGTTACCACTGCATTAGTACCAGTACCACGTTTAATGACAATACTGTTGTTGTAACCTTCCAAATACCAGATACCAGCAAAATCTGCATTAGATGCTGTTTGCTGTGCTTCAATAACACTTTTAATTTTATCAATTAAATGATGATTAGTATCCACACCACCTGAATCATACAACAACATATCATCAAATGTTGTATTATTTTGAACAGTTACCTCTGCTTCTATGTTTTGAATAGTAACTGTATAGCTATAAGTATTTACAAGTGTAAGTAATTTAAGCGTAGCAACTGAATTAGCAACAAACGTACCCGCTGGTTGCATCGCAGTAGTAACAGTTTTGTTAGTAATAATGGTAGTGTCTTGAATGCTACGGAAATGGTAATCGTTTTGTGCAGTACCTGTTAGGTATGAAGCACCAGTATTAGTTACAGTACAGAACGTGCCATCAGCAGCAGTCCAGATAAAAATATCAGTACCTTTAATGCAACCAACATAAGAGCCAGCACTAGCACGGTCAATATAAAACCAAGCTGCACCTGCTAATTCAGACTTGCTAAATGCTGTGCCATTAGCTTTCTTTAATACATTAGTGTGACGCATACCAGGTCTTTTAAGTAGACCAAAGGTAGGGTCAGGGTAACCGTTAACGCATTCAGTTAATTGATTTAATAATTTTTTGTCATCATTTTGTGTAGATACACCACCTAGAAAATTAGGTGTTAGTTGAGTTACTGCTGGCATTAGCGTTGTAAGGTATGGAACGGTTGATAAGGCTGATAATAGTTACCACTCTTAGGTGCTCCAAAGAAACTAAAGTCTTCTTGATTACACTCATACTCCATAGCTGTAGCACGAGTAAAGGCTTCTTTCTGTTGTAGCATTTGGTATTGATTACCATCACCAATAATACGACTAGATACAATAGAAGCAGCACGTGCTACAATGAAAGCTTGGATAGGATCAGGGATATCTTTCCAATCAAAGTACCAAATAATATCAACATAAAGTGTTTCGTCTGTCCATTTGTTAGAGTGTTTCTTTTTGTCGTAAAGTTTACCACCACGATTAATAGATTCCCTATCAATGTTTTGTGTGTAAGTTCTATTCAGATCCATTTGAAGAACATTATTAGCAATGTTTACTTCGTTATTAGAATCAGGTGTGATTGGATAATCTAATTCTTTATTGAAGGACCAGCCTTCTGATTGTACTTCACGCGAGACTTCCCTCAGGGTGTTGAGTGCAATTGCAACGTCCGGGTTGGTTTGATTTTCAACTCTACTTGTAACGCTGGATTGAGT